CCTGAATGTGAAAAGGACTATGTGCCCTTCCTCACTAATCGGACGCTGTCTTACTTCCCGGACACTGTGCATATGGCAAATGCCATGAATCAGTATCATCACCTTGACAATAAGTTACAATTTCAGTTTTTACTAAATATAGTGAGGAAGCGGAAACGTTTCTCCAAGTGGGATAAACCTGCTGAAATTAGTGACTTGGATGCAGTAAAAGAGTATTATGGCTATAGCAATGAAAAGGCTCGCCAAGTAATTTCTCTTCTATCTGCTAATCAAATAACAATTATAAAAAATAAGGTGAGCAAAGGTGGAAGAAAATAATCTCGTAGAATGGAGTCCGGCCAAGATGCTGGAAGTCACTCTGGCAGAACCAGATGACTTTTTGAAGGTGCGGGAAACCCTTACCCGTATTGGCGTGGCTTCTCGCAAAGAAAACAAGTTGTTTCAATCGTGTCATATTCTGCACAAGCAGGGTAGGTACTTTATTGTTCACTTCAAGGAACTATTCCTGCTAGATGGGAAGAAGTCTAACCTTGAGGAGTCTGATGTCCAGCGTCGCAACACGATTGCTACATTGCTTCAGGACTGGGGGCTGGTTGAGCTTCAGAACAAGGAAGTCGCTCAGGATTGTGCTCCGATGCGTCAAATTAAAATCATTGGCTATAAAGATAAGGATAACTGGGAACTCTGCCCCAAATATAATATTGGAAACAAGTGAATGGGTATATTTGATGATAAGGATGACTTCATTGCGGAGAAAAAGGTATTCTTTGGTAAGCTAGACACTGAAATAACCTTTGACTGGAATACAATGATTTCCATGCTGGACAGTCATCCTAAGAACCTTCTTATTAAAAACTCTGATAAGTTTAGGTTCAATTTGAATTCATTTCATGCCAGAGATTCGGCCCCTCAGTTTGCTAAGGACATAGAGGCTGAGATGCAGGATGTGTTTGCTCTACACGGCAACCGCATCACGAATATTGCTTTCTGTGGTTTTAACACAGATAATACCAGCTATCCTTGGCATAAAGATGAAATGGATGTTTTTCTAGTCCAAGTCTTAAATGAAGTTGACCTTCGGATTGAGGGAGTCAATGACGACAAGCCTGTGAAGTTTTGCCCTGGAGATTACGTCTGGATTCCGAGAGGAACCCATCACGAAATCATTCCAAAAGGCTCCAGAGTGTCGTTCTCATTTGGTGTTGAAGGTGACCCAGACCCTTCTATCTATTTTTAGACGGGTCTAGAAACAATAACGATATCACCCTCAACAGCGCTGATTGTTATTGAGCTTCCATCTAGAGGACCAAGTAGGACCCCTGAAGATAGGGATTGACCGGATAGTCCACCTCCGGTCACAGAACCCCCTGTTCCAGAAATGTAGCTTCCAGAAGGGGCAGAATCATATGTGCGACTTCCGCCAGCATCACCGAATTCTCCAAAGATGACGCTTACCATGGTAGGCGCCCTGCCCCAGGTCATTCGCTGAGTGCTGCTGTCGTATATAGCAATGTCCCCTCCGGTGGGGGTGCTATCAACTAGGTCAACCAGAGTGCCCCATTGGACGCTGTCGTACTTCTTTAGTCCGACTCTATTGCGAGTCCAGTACATGACACCCAAGTGAGCAGCGCTATCAGGAACGTGAGAGATTCTAATTTCGTCGCCAGCATCAGCAGCGCTGTCAAGAGTTACAGTAAAGCCGGAACCAGTAAAAGAGACAGCAGTCCCGTTACGGAATACGGACACTCTTTCGTCAGAATCAATTAAGGTGTTAATACTAAAAGAAGTTTGCCCAGAATCTGCGGAATCATATACGGTGATGTGAGTCGTATCAATGAGCTTATTAACATATCCCCATTCCATCAAATCACTGGCTTCATTGTACACCAGCACCTTGTTCTGTTCAGGGTCAGAATTTTGATTATATGTTGCTGTAGCCATTGACAAAATATCCTAGAAAGTGTATAATGCTCTCGTTTATTTATATAAATAAACATGGATGCGGAATGTTCCGGTCCACAACTTATCTTGCTTAATATAAGGAGATTGTCTTATGACTAATCACACTGACCTTTTGCCCTTTGCTGGGGCACTCCCCCGTCTTGTTGGTTTTGAAAATCTACTTCGTGATATGGAACTACTTAGCAAACCCTCTAACCAACAAAATTACCCTCCGCACAACTTGGTCAAGTATGACGAGTATACTTACCAACTTGAGTTTGCGCTAGCGGGTTTTGAGAAAGACGACCTCAGGGTAGAACATCACGGCACTGACCTTCACATTTCTGGTGAGCAGAAAGGCCCTCGTGATGATGAGCCCTGTGAGTTTCTTCACAAAGGAATCTCTGCCAAGAAGTTCCGCAAGTCCTTCAAAGTCAATGAGCATATGAAGGTTGTTAGTTCGTCCTACACGAACGGCATTCTATATGTACTGCTGAAGATTGAACTTCCTGAAGAGAAGAAGCCGAAGGTTATTCCTATTCAATAGGATAGCTACCATGGTGCCCCTTCGGGGGCACCTCTTGACTTTTAGTAATGAAGCGTGGTATAATACGTTCCACATTGAAATGGAGCATTCATGAGTCAAATGGACTTCTATACCTCTGTCGCCCGTCAAGGTAATAACATCTTGATGCGTGGCTATCGGGCTGATGGTAAGCGCCTACAGTCCAAGATTCCCTTCAAGCCGACACTCTATGTCCAGTCAGATGCCAACAAGACTCCTTGGAAGGGTCTGGACGGCACACCAGTAGAACCTATCAAGTTTGACTCAATGTCCGAAGCCCAAGACTTCGTTTCCCGATATGAAGGCGTTGAGAACTTTAAAGTCTTTGGCATGAACAACTACGTTTACCAGTATATTACGGAGCTTATGCCCGAAAAAACGTGGTTCAATCGTGAGTGGATTGATGTCTGTACGATTGACATTGAGGTTGCTTCTGACGAGGGCTTTCCTGAGCCAGCTGCGGCTGACCATCCAGTAATTGCTATCACCATGAAGACTCCTCGTGGACCCTATCGTGTGTGGGGTCTGTACGAGTATGATGTCAAGAATTCTGATGTAATATATGAGCGGTGTACTACCGAGACCGAATTGCTGATGAAGTTCACTCAAGCCTGGGCGCATCGTCATCCGGACATCGTGACAGGCTGGAACACCAAGCTGTTTGACATTCCCTATCTGGTCAATCGTATTACCAAGGTGATTGGTGGTGACAGTGCCAAGAAGCTGTCTCCCTGGGGCATTCTTCGGGAGCGCAAAGCTGCAGGGTTCAATGGACAGGAAGAACAATACTACGATGTGCTGGGAATTGAGCAGCTAGACTATTTGGATATCTTTCGTAAGTTCACGCTCAACACTCTTGGACGACAAGAATCCTATCGTCTAGACCATATTGCCAATGTGGTGCTGGGAGAGCGAAAGCTATCCTACGAGGAACACGGCTCTCTCCATGCTCTATACAAGCATGACTTTCAAAAGTTTATTGACTATAATATCAAGGACGTTGAGCTTGTTGAGCGACTTGATGAGAAGCTTGACCTCATCTCCCTGGTCCTGACCATGGCATACCGGGGCGGTGTCAACTATAATGACACCCTTGGCACTACGAATATCTGGGACTCCATCATCTATCGGATTCTGAATCAGCGTAAGATTGCTATTCCGCCAAAGGTAGAGAAGCCTAAGACACAGTATCCCGGTGCCTATGTGAAGGAGCCTCAGGTAGGCTCTCATGATTGGGTGGTGTCCTTTGACTTGAATTCTCTGTATCCGAATATCATTGTCCAGTACAATATGTCGCCTGAGACTGTGCTTGATGGTATTGTTTCGGATGTGAGCGTAGAGAAGATGCTAGACCGTGAGGTTGGCTCTATTGACAAGCATTCTGTTGCGCCTACGGGCGTTCGCTTCTCTCATGAGCAGCAAGGCGTGATTCCTAGCGTCATCGTTCAGTATTATGATGACCGCCGCCAGATTAAGAAGGAGCTGCTAGAAGCTAAGCAGCAGTACGAGACTGAGAAAACTAAAGAGCTTGAGAATAAGATTGCCTCTCTG